TTCCATGCGTCTTTTACCTCTTGTGTCCAGACTGCGTTACATATTGCAACGACCTCGTTTGGTTCAGATCTTTGACTTAGATCCATGTCTGGATGTAGTACATATCTGTTAAAAGATCTTGCTATTTCTGTGCCATCTTTTTTAACGACAGTTGCCTTACGGACTTGTACTGCTTTATATTTTCCGACTACTTCTATTTTGTCGTATTCAATTGATTCAGTTAATGCCATTAGGATTAATCTCCGATTAAAACAGGTTTAGGCTTAGTTTATAGACGTAGCTTCGGTCTATTACGCTGTAAGATATGTAGCAGAGAAAAGAAATTCTGTTCCGCTTGCTACAAATTGACTATAAGACAAGTTAGTGGTAGAACTGGTAGCGCTAGTAGTTCCTCTCATTAAGATGGCAGTGTCGCTGGGCTGAACAGTTCCAGTTAAATGATTTATATTATTTTGTAATGAGTTCCAATATCCAACACTTATAGAAAAATAATGATTACTACCTTTACTCGTAAAAGGTAAACCTGTTATTGTCCAAAGTCCAGCATTATTGCTAATAGAACCTGCTCCTATATAGGCCGTAATAAATACTTGATTTCCTACTTTTGTATAACTAGCATGATAGACACTTGTTGTAGCTGAACTACCTGCTGATGCAGTAAGTACTGGTGTCCAAGTTCCTTCTTCATAGTCGTCAAGTGCGTTGGCTGCTGCGGTGTCTCCGTTAAAGGTAAGTCCATTATCAGTTACTCTTAATCTTTCAGTACTATCAGTCATAAAAGCCAAAGTTTCACTACTTCCTCTAGTACCTATAAGAAAACTAGGAGATGTACCTAATCCAGTTCTTATTGCAAAAGATCCTCTTGTTGCAACATTAGAATAAGCAGTAATAATATCGTGGTTGTTAGTATCATTTCCTTTAACAATTAACTTTGCATCTGTACTAATTGAAGGATTATTTACTTCAACAACTCCATTTACATCAAGAGCAGAGCTTGGACTTGTTGTACCTATACCTACGTTTCCGTTGTATGTACCATGAGTTTTAACTACTACACGTTCAGTACCACTACTGTCTTTAATACTAAAATGATCTTGTCCACCACCTTGACCAGCAATATGCCCACCAATATTTTGAATACCGTAACCAACACCTGATAATAAAATACTATTAGAGTTGTCATAGGTTAGATCAGACTCGCCATTTAAAGTATTAGCAGTACCGGAGCCAGTAATAATTCTGTTATCTGCGTTGTTGTTTATTGTTGTACTTGTAACTGTCTCAAAGCTAGGATCTGCTCCGTTGTTTGCTCTTAAAAACTTACCATCATTAGATGATGTACCATGTGGAAGTTTGTTTAGTGTTACTGCTTGGTCAACTATTTTAGCAGAAGTAACAGAATCACTAGCAAGTTTAGCTGAAGTAACATTACCGTCAATTATTTTATTTGTATTAACTGCGTTAGGTGCTAACTCTACTACAGTAACTGCATTATTTGCAATCTTAGCTGTTGTAACTGCGTTGTCTATAATTTTAGCTTGACCAACGGCATTATTTGCCAGCTCTGTATTACCTACAGCACTAGCTGCTATCTTAGCATTTGTAACTGCATCATCTGCAATTTTGGCTGTAGTTACACCACCGTCTGCTAATGCACCAGTAATATATAGTATACCGTTCATGGCAGCATGGCTGGTACACTGATAGTATAAAACATCAGGAGCATCGTGTTGTACTTCTACAATAACTGTACCACTACCAGCATTGTTAGTTACGCCAGTGTTGTATGCAGTACCACTTGCTCCAGATGTGCTTTGTATACGTATAGGATGACCGCCTGAGCCATTCTCAAATCTATACGTCTTACCTCTTGTAAGATAAAGAGTAGGATTGTTGACAGTGCCATTCAACCCTTCTCCTTGAAATGTGTAGGCACTAGAACCGCTAGCACCTATTGTAAAGACATGATCCAGAGCTATCTCATCTAGACCAGCCTTATTTATTTGTGTTAAACTCATTCTGGTTTAGGATATTTTGCTTTGACAGGATCGACTATATCTGTCTTCCATTTATCTACACCATTATGGTAAATGTAATCAAGCTGTGTACCCCAATCTGGATACTCTTTTCTTCGATCATCTTGATATTTTATTGCTGCGTATTCAGCATCTAATGTAGCCCTAGCTGCATCTATCTTAGACTTTTCAAGTGACACTAATTTATTATCTTTATCATAAGCACCCGAATCATCATCTATAATGACTACATCAGGATATGCTTTGTAAATTGCGTCGTGATCTAACATCATTGTGCTAACTCCATTGCGTAAATTATAGAAACAAATCTCGACCATTGGCTACTATTAGTTTCTCCGTTAAGCATATTTATATATACAGTTCTTGTAAGTGAAGATGTATGACCAACCCCAATACTATAACTTAAAGCACTTGTTGTATTAGGTTTATCTACATAACACATAGGAAAAGACTCTGCGCCGTGATTATGTATTAATCCACTTGCAGTTGCCCGACCTACGTTGTTACCAGCACTAGCTCCAATAACATCTCCAACAGTTGTTCCGTCTAAAGCAGTTCCAACAGTTGATCCATCACGTCTAAAAACAATTTTTATACCTTGATCTCCACCAGAACAAGAAGCAACTACATGACCACCTACTAGTATAAGACTAGATGAATATTGCGGTGTGATATCAACTTTAAAAGTAGAATCAAAAACACCAAAAGAACCACTAGCAACAGAACCTGATAAAGTACCATGTTTTAAAGATTGTTTTACTTGTAAAATTGCACCTTTTCCAATAAATGCCATTATGATACCTCCGTTAAATTAAATTTATACTTCTTACCAGAACGGTTATTTTTTAAGAACAAGTCTGATTCTCCTTCTTGGATTGTCCAGTCACCCCAGCTACCATCGACATCATTAGATGAACCTTCGTTAGATAAGTGAAGGTCATTGGTGTAGATGTTTCTTACTCTGTTAGATGGATTACCTATATCATTAGTAGTTGTAGCTGGTCTAAATTCACCAGATGACATCATGTACCACTTGTCTTGTGCAGTATTTCCTTGTCTAAAGGCTATGTCATAGTCAGAGTGACTACCACCCTGTATGTATAAAATTTCACTATTGTTTTGAATTTTACAACTTGTTTCTCCTGTCCAGCTTCCACTAGCAAGCCTTATATCACCACTACCATGAACACTTATAGCACCAGCACCAGCATCATTAAGTGAAGCTCCAGCAGTAGTCATAGTGCCTGTAACTGATACACCACCACTTGTAGTCTCAAGCTTTTTACTCCCATTGTGGTATAGCTCTACTGCTGCATCTTTTATACATTTAATATACATTTCACTACTACCTAAATTGTAGAGTTGTATATTATTATCTGTTGCAATACTTATAGGTTTGCTATTTACGTGTTTAATATTTAAACCATAAGCTGAGTTATCTTCTATATTAGTATATGTACTAGGCTTGATGTCTAGTAAAGATGCAATTTTAACACCGTCGGCAGTAGTCTCAAACTTTTTACTGCCGTTATGAAATAACTGTACTTCTCCACTATCAATGAATTTAGCCATGCTTGCAGTATCAGCAGCATTAATTACAACCTCTTGTCCTTGTAAAATTAAATTACCAGTACCAGAGTCTTTAATAAAGCTGTTTGACCCATCGTGATAAATTTCTAGGTCTTGAGAATTACCAAGCTTTATCTTTTCGTTATCATCAGCAAATAAATCGCCAAAAAATCTAACACCAAGAGAGCCTGTCTCAAACTTTTTACTGTTGTTGTGATATAGCTCTACTGCTCCGTCAGCAATAACTTTTACACCATCTTCCCCTGATCTAGGTTGTAACCTAATTTGATTACCTTGCGTATTACGAATATATAAATCATGGCTAGTAGCTGTATCAATAAATGATGACGTTCCATCATGGTAAATTTGTAAATCATTACCAGCACCAAATAAAGCTCTATTGTTACCACCACCAGAACTATCAAGCCATTTAATATTTTGATTGTTAGTATCTAGCAAACCGCCTAGCTGTGGTGATGTGTCACCGACTAGATCTGTGTTAACAGTGTTACCAGATGCCGCTGTAATACGTCCCTGAGCGTCTACAGTAATGCTTGGGATAGAAGTTGATGAACCATAACTACCAGCAGTTACAGACGTGTTAGCGAGCTTTGCAGCAGTCACTGCGTCATCTGCAATCTTAGCTGTAGTTACGTTTGCATCTGTAATCTTTGCAGTTGTAACATTAGCGTCTACAATCTTTGCAGTAGTAACTGATCCGTTCTGTAGTATTGCAGTTGTAACTGTGTTGTTACTTGGTGTACCTATTCCGACTGTTGACCCGATGACAGTAACAAAGAGGCTAGCACCGTTAGCAGGGGCGGCCCCAAAAATAATGTCATTACCCACAAGGACGTAGCCCTCGCTTGGCTGGCTGGATCCACTGTTAGGTTTCTGAATGACTCCATCGACGCTGACAATAAGTTGCTGTGCACTAACTGGGGCATCTGATATAGTAAATCTGTAAGCTGTTCCATTTGCTGTTGCACTGCCTCCACCTGTAGCAGATGAGCTAGATATTGTAGATATAAAAAAGTTACCAATCGCAGATGACTCTTCCCATGCAGAGTTTTGACTAGAGTAAACCATAAGCTTACTGTTAGTTGTGTCGTACCATAAATCACCACCATCTAGAGAAGATGTAGGTGCAGAGGCTGATACTCTGTATCTGTTTGAGAATGAGTTAACTGTTGCACTGATAGCCTGTATATCGGCTGCACTAGCTAACTGTTTGTGGAATGTATATGTGTGTAAGGTTGATGTCGTTTGTACCTGTAGACCGCTGCTTGCTGGTAGTGTCTGACTAACTAATGAACTAGGAAAACCAGTTATAGTTACAGTGTTACCTGTGCCAGCACCATTAGCTATAGTTGCTACACCACTACCGTTAACTGCAAGACCACTTGCAAGCTGTGATATTGATACAACTGTACCAGCATTGTTGCTTGGGTCAGGGTTAGCTGTAGGAAAGCTGGTCTCGTTTGCTATGGCTACAAAACCACCAAGAGCATTTGTTACAGACAATACAAGATCGTTTACAGCCTTAGATGTAGGTATACGGGTATCACTGTTTGTAGTAACAGAAGTCTCAAGTGTTATACCGTCAAGCTGGTTTAGCTCTGCTGTAGTAGCTGTAAGAGCTGTAGCACTTGCTAGGTTTGACGCAGTTGTTGACTGCATACCAGCTAGGGTTGTAAGCTCACCATCAGCTATCTTGTCAGTTGTAACAGCGTTACTTGCTATTTTAGCTGATGTTATTTGACTGTCAGCAATATGTGCGGTATCTATACTACCATCAACATAGTGTTCCGAGTTGATACTGTCATCAGCTATTTTAGTTCCATCAACTGCATCTGCTGCAATCTTAGCTGTAGTAACCTGTAAGTTACCTATGTGTGCAGTATCTATTGACCCATCTACATAATGTTCTGAGTCTATACTGTCGTCAGCTATCTTTGCATTTGTAACTGCATCTGCTGCAATCTTAGCTGTTGTAATATTTGCATCTGCAACTGCACTTGTAGTTACAGTACTAGACCCAAACTTAGCACTTGTCACAGCACCATCTGCTATTTTAGCTGTGGTAATCTGTGCGTCCGCTATGTGAGCTGTATCAATACTGCCATCTACGTAATGCTCAGAATCAATACTGTCATCAGCAATTTTAGCACCTGTTACTGAGTCAGCTGCGAGTTTAGCTGTAGTAATCTGTGCATCTGCAATATGTGCAGTGTCGATACTACCGTCGACATAATGCTCAGAGTTGATTTGATCATCAGCTATCTTTGCACCAGTTATAGCATCAGCCTTGATTTTACTTGTTTCTATAGCACCATCATCTATATCATACGAATGTATAAGATTAGGTATCTGCTCTTCTTGTGCTCTGTATAGGAGCTGTGTTGTATTATTATTTAAGTCAGCTGCTTTTACGGATGACCCTGCTGTAAATGTAGCCTTAGCTGTATCTACATTAGTGTCACGATATATACGTATGTTAGCTGGACTGGATGGTATATTACCTGATGTAAAGACTACATTACCGCCACCTGTAGTA